TTAAGTGAAATAGAATTAAAAAATATGATTAAGGAGATGGAAAAGAATGAAAATAACAAGTGTTAAAGTAATTAAAAATGAAGTAGAAGGAAATAAAATGAAAGGTGTAGCGTCAGTAGTTGTAAATAATGCATTTGTAATTCACGATATAAGAATAATTGAAGGCGAAAAAGGATTATTTTTAGCAATGCCTAGCAGAAAGACAAACGCAGGAAATTATAGAGATGTAGCACATCCTATTAATCAAGAAACAAGAAAAATATTTGAAGATGCAATTTTTGCAGAATTTAATAAGTAGGTATTTTTATGAAAGTAGAATCTGATTTTATAGAAGATGTAAAAAAATATACAGGTGTAGATTGCAATGATTTAAAAATTGATGAAAAAACTTTAAATAAAATAATCGAAGGGTTCTTGTGTACAATTGATGATTTAGAAGGAGATTTAGAAGAAGCAAGAACACCTTATACACCGGAGGAACCGGAAGAATATGGCTACTAAAACTCAAAAGGAAAGGGTTTTGGAACATTTACAAAAATATGGAACAATAACATCATGGGAAGCAATAACGAATTATGGATGTACAAGAATATCAGAATATATAAGACAGCTTAGAGCTGAAAACTATCCAATAAAAAGCGTTAAAACAAGAAATAAAAATAGATATGGTGAAGTTGTATATTATGCAACTTATACATTGGTTAGGAATGAGGATAAAAATGAACAAAGTAAACTTAATAGGGAGATTAACTAAAGATATAGAAATAAAATACAACGATGCTAATATAGCGTTTGCTAGATTTACACTTGCGGTAAATAGAAGTTTTACTAATGCGGAAGGACAAAGAGAAGCGGATTTTATAAGTTGTGTTGCATGGAGAAAAACTGCAGAAGTAATAAATAAAAATTTTAAAAAAGGTAGTGAATTTGCAATTACAGGAAGAATCCAAACAGGAAGTTATGATAAACCAAATGGAGAAAAAGCGTATACAACAGATGTAATTGTAGAAGAAATAACTTTTGTTGGTAAAAAAGAAGAAAGGCCTGCACCTGAATATGTTGGACCACAAGAAATACAACCAGTTGAACAAAATGACCCATTTAAAGATTTTGGTGAAGAAATTATTTTAAGCTCAGACGATTTGCCATTTTAAATAAAACTATAAAAGCCACATATCCATATCTTTGTTTATAAAAACTCCTGCTTTCTATGAAAGATTTAAGTCGAGTTTGTAGTGGCGAGTTTGGACTTAAGTTTTAAAGGAAGGATTAAAATGCAAGGGAAAATAATAAATTTAGAAGATGCTAAGAAATTAGCAAATTATGAAAAGTTATATCAACAGAATATAGAATATAAATCAAATAACAGAATATTAAAAGAAATGCTAAATAATCGTGAAAAAAGCTATTTGAAAATAATAGAAGAAAAAAACAAAAGGATAGCAGAATTAGAAAAAGAAATATCAACTTACAAAGGTAAACAAATTGATATATTTGAGGTTTAAGAAAATGAAAAAAATTAAAATAAAAGAAGTGTGTGAAACGTGCATAAAAAGAAAAACAATGTATTGTCCCAATTCAAGTAAATGTTACAGTACCGAAAATAAACCATATTATCAAAACGGAGTTATGCTATTGGAAGAAAACCGACAACTCCAAAACAACTGGAATGAATTAAAAGAGTGGTTAAAATTTGAAATTGATGATGGCAGAAGTGAAGAAAACTTATGGCTTATGGGTTGTTATGATGAAACTAAAAGAATTTTAGGTAAAATGCAAGAAATAGAGGAAAGAAAATGAATAAAGAAGAAATAAAAAATATATTTACAACAATTGATAAAATAAATTCTCCTTATTACGAAATAAGCAGAGAAAGAATGTATAAAATCAAAGAATGTATAGAAGATTTATATAATCAATTACAAGATGAAAAACAAGAAAACAAAAAATTAAAAGAAGAATATAAAAACGAAATTGACGAAAATTTAAAATTAAGCGAGCTATGGTGTAAATCACGGACTAACTGGAGCGAATTAAAAGAGTGGTTGAAAGAAATACATTTAAATGGTTGTTATATTGATGAGTTTACAATTATTGAAGTTAGAAACAAAGTCGAAGAAATAGAAAGTAGGAAATAATGATAAATAAAAATGGAAAATGTATAAATAAGTATGGAATTTGTTTAAATGTACTTTTACATTACGGACAATATAAGAAGTTAGTTGGACTTCCTATTATAATAAGAAAAAATGATGGTTTAGAAAAATACGATAAATTAATTGGTAAAACAGGGTATGTTGTTGATTTTGAATATACTAATTTTGATAAACCTTTAATTGTAAGAATAGATAAAAAAGAATATTGCTTTTCTAGTAATGAAATAGAAAGTAGGAAGTAATGTATAATGAAACAATAACTATTCCGTTTGAGGAATACAAAGAATTATTAATAATAAAAGGTAAATACGAGGAATTAAAAGAATTATATATACCTAAAATTTACCCTACGCAAATAACTTATAACGGAGAAATAACTAAAGACTTAAAACCACCATATACAATTACTTGTGGAACATATAATCCAATGAAAGATGATAAAGGCTTGGAATGTTAGAAAGTAGGAAGTAATGAAATTAGAAGTAGGAATGTATGTAAAAACAAAATATGGAGAAATAGCAAGAATAGATAAATGTTTAGGGGAAGATAGTACATATAAAAATATGGAACATTATGAAACTGACAGAATGGTAACTAAATTTAATAATTTTATTTTGTATAAAGAAGATATCGAAAAAGCCAGTCATAACATAATAGATTTAATAGAAGTAGGAGATTATGTTAATAGTGAAAAAGTTACTTTGGTTCAAAAATATGCAAAAGTAAATTATAAACAGGGCACTTGTTTAATTCAAACTGATGCTTATGATATTAACGATAATGAACAATTTTTAATTAAATCAATAGTAACAAAAGAACAATTTGAAAGTATGCAATATAAAGTAGATTAGAAAGGTTATAGAGTATGAAATTAAATGATTTATTAAAAATAATAGATAATTATCAATACTTTCAATTATTCAAAGGAAATAGTATTGGTAGATTTAATAAAGAAGATATGGGAATAGAACCATATTTAGAAGAAGAAGTGTGGAATATTCGAGTTGAAGATGAAGTGTTTGAAATAGCTTTAAAATATTAAATAATTTAAGAGTGATATTAAATGAAATCAAAAGAAAAAGAAATCAAACATGAAATGTATTTAACTAATGAAAGAATAAAACAAGAAAAGAAAAGATTAAAAGAATTAAGGGCGGAATTGGAAAAGTTACAAATTAGAAAGAGAGTAAGGAAGAAATGAATTTATGGATAAGAAGTCAAGATAAAGAAAGTTTAACCAAAGTAAGTAATGTACAATATACTTACGTAAAAGGAGATTTATATACTGATGTAAGAGGAAGACATCATATAGGTACATATTATGATAATTTAAAAATATTAGGAACTTACGAAACAAAAGAAAGAGCATTAGAAGTATTAGATGAAATACAAAGTATTTTAGTAAGAATAAATAATGATAATGAAAGAAGTAAAATGTTTGGAAATATTGGATTTGGAACAATAGAACCTAAAGATGTATTTATCCAAATGCCAAAGGAATAGTAGAAAGAGGATTAAGAAATGGAAATAATGGTTAATGGAATAAAATGTGATGATTTAGTATATAGGGAACCTAAAAAATCGACAATTAAGGTAATAGATTTATTAAATAAAATAGCAAAAGGGGAAGAAGTACCAAAGAAAATAATAATAGATAACACTATATTTGAAAGAACTGCAAGTTTTGATATAACACAAATGTATAATTTTTGGGATGGTAGTTATAATCATTTTTGGCTAACAACATATACTTTGTTATTAGATGAAGAAGTAGAAATAATAGAAGAAGAAAAAAATACTTTTAGTGGGTTAAGATATTTTGAAAATGGTGAATTAATTATGTCGCTTGCAAACGAGCAATTATTAACAGGAGAAGGAATTGAAGAAGCAAAAAATATAGAAGAATTAAAAATAAGCCAATATGCTAACAAGCAAAAGAAATTAGCAAAAAAAATCAACGAATTAGTAAAAGCAGTAAATGAATTAAAGAAGGGAAATTAAATGGACTTTTTAAAAATAATTAATCATTATGGTGTAATACCACAATTAAAATATTTTCAAAGTGAAGTGTTTGAATTGAATGAAGCTATATTTGAAAAAGAAAAAATTGGAGCATATCCAGGTATTGAAGAAAGAAATCATATAGCAGAAGAAATTGCAGATGTATGTGTTATGTTAAGGCAATTTATGGAGTATTACGGTATAAATCAAGATGAAATAACTGAAATAATGGAATATAAGTTAAAAAGACAACTAGATAGAATTAAGAACGAAAAAGAATAGGAGGTAAAAGTGATAATAGAACATTTAAGTATAATAGAAGCTTGGAATGAATTAAATAAAATAAATAATCATATTGAATTGTTAGAAACTAAAATAAAAACAAAATTTGATATAGGTTCAAGTAAATTAAAAGAGATATTAACAAAATGTTCAGTAGTAGGCAACGATAAATTTATTAATAGCATTATATCGCAAGACAAAGATATAGAAACATTAGGAAATTTATATGATTCTAAATATGCGTATGAAACATACATAAGGAACGAAATAAGAATATCTAAAATATCAACACCTGCAATATGTATAGCTTTCTTAAAAGAATATTATTTAAAAAATGATAACAAGAGAATGACTTGGGATGATATAGCTTTAGAGATGGGATATAGTTCTAAACAATGTAAAAGATTTTATGATGAATACAAAGGATATACTCCGAAAGAAAATAGTTGGGAAAAAGATATGTCAAGTTAAAATGTCCTAAAATGTCCTACAAAAAAATTAAGATGTCCTGAAATGTCCGTTTTGGATGTGGTATAATGTGTATAATGGAATAATTAATATTTCATTACAAAAAAATAACTATTGGATACCGCACTATCTCTAGTGGATAGTGTACTGAATAATATAATATGCACATCTTAAAGCAGTTGCTTAATATACTGTGTAAGATGCTACGAGATAACGAGAATAAGTAGTCTATATTATTTAGTACAGTATCTATTAAAGATACTAAACAAGACCGTAGAGATTACAAAAGTAAAAGTTATGGCAATTGAACATAGAAATATGTTCTTTTTTATTTGAGAGTACAATAAGTTCTTTTCATGTTTACCTCCTTTAGTAAACTTTAAAAGAAAAAACCCCTGATATCTATTGTACTCTGAAATAAGAAAATATTTCCTATATTAAAAGAACACAAGAAGAAAAATCAAAAATGTTCTGGTATTAGAAAGAAGGTGAGTGTATGGCTCGTGGAGTAAAAACAGATAATAAGAAGATAGCAGAAATAATAACTAGTTATGCACTTACAAATAGTTATAATAAAACTGCTAAAGAATGCAAAGTTAGCGCAAATACTGTAAAAAACATTATCAATAAACAAAAAGAAAATAATTCAGAAGAGTTTGCAAGAGTTTGCGAAGAAAAAAAAGAAATGTTTCAAGACAAAGCAAATAGAATAATTGATAAATCATTAGCACTATTGGAAAGAAGAATAGATTTAGCAGCGGATAATGAGGATGCCTTGGATGAAATTATACAAATGGTATGGGAACAAGATAAACAAGAGTTGAATGAAACACAAAAAAGAACAATAGTTAATAAAATTAGCAGAATGCAGTTAAATAGTTTATCAGAATTAACTACAGCTTTAGGAACATTGTACGACAAAATGAGAATTGCAAAAGGTGAATCTACAAGTAATGAAACAATAACAATTAAAATGACTGATTCTATAAAGGAATTAAGTAAATGATTTTAGATATTGGAGAATTATATCCTAAACAAATAGAATTTTGCAAAGCTACAAACAAATATATATGTTATGGCGGTAGTCGAGGTGGTGGTAAAAGCCATGTATCAAGAATAAAGATGTGTTTATTAGCATTAAACTATTCGGGTATACAAATCTTGCTATTAAGGAGAACATTTCCAGAATTAAGAGAAAACCATATTTTGCAATTACAAAAATTGCTTAACACAAATGATAAAGATGCAAGTAAAAGGTTAGCAATATATAAAGAAAGTACAAAAGAATTTAAATTTCCTAATGGTTCTAGAATTGTATTAGGATATTGCGACAGAGAAAATGATGTATTGCAATATCAAGGCCAAGCTTATGAGGTTATTGTTATGGAAGAAGCAACTCACTTTACAGAATTTCAATTTCAAACGTTAACAGAATCAAATCGTATGAGTGGAAATATGAAAGAAGTATTTATACCTAGAATGTATTTTACTTGTAATCCTGGCGGTGTTGGACATAATTGGGTTAAAAGATTATTTATAGATAAAGATTATAAAGAAACAGAAAACCCAAATGATTATGCATTCATACCATCATTAGTATTTGAAAATAAATATATAATGGAGAATGATCCAAATTATGTAAGAATATTGGAAAATCTTCCTGAAGATAGAAAACAAGCTATGTTGTATGGCAATTGGGATGTATTTGATGGCCAATTTTTTTCTGAATTTAAACGAAGCATTCATGTAACAGAACCTTTTCAAATAGATGAGCATTGGGATAGATATATAGCTTTGGACTACGGACTTGATATGTTCGCAGTTCTTTTTATTGCAGTAGATACAAGAGGCAAGGCGTATATCTATAATGAAATCCATAAATCAAATTTAATAGTTAGTGAAGCAGCACAGACTTTAAAAAGCTATATGAGAGGTAAACAGTTTAAACACATATATGCACCGCCTGATTTATGGAATCGAAATAGAGACACAGGAAAATCAACAGCTGAAGTATTTATGCAAAATGGAGTAACACTAACGCAAGCAGGAAATAACAGAGAAAGTGGTTGGTTGGCAGTTAAAGAATGGTTGAAAGTAAGGAAAGTAAGACATGAGCAAACTGGAGAACTAACAGAGGCAAGTGATATAAGCATATTCAGTAATTGCTTAAACTTAATGCGTTGTTTACCACAATTACAACACGATGATAAGAATCCAAATGATGTTGCAACTGAACCACATGAAATAACACATATAACAGATGCTTTAAGATATTTCTGTGTAAGTAGAGTATCGCCGAGCAAAGCACCAATAAAGAAACAAAATACATTTAATTTTGATATTGAAAGACCAGCAAATAAAGACTGGGGAGAGGAGATAGTAGTAATATGAAAAAGGCTATGTTAAGAAAATTAAGAGCGTTATCTGAAGAATTAATAGGTGAGGAAGAAACAAACAAAATAATTCAAAATGAAATAGAAAAAGTTTTAAAAGAGATAAAGCCTAAAACTAAAAAGAAAAAGAGTGATAAGAAATGACAGAAACTTTAATTATATGCACCATATTTGGTGTTTTTATTTTTGCAGCTTTTATTGTTGGATTGCATTATGGTAGCAAGGTAAAAAACAACGAAAGAATAGAATTACCAAATCTTAATCCGGTAAAAGCAGTTAAAAACCATATAAAAGAAAAAGAAGTATCAGCAAAACAAGAAAAGCAAGATTTAATAGATGAAATAAACCTTGCAAATATTGAAAGCTATGATGGTACAGGATTAGGACAAATAGAAATACCAAAATAGGAGGTGAATTGAAGTGGATTTAAAAGAATTACAAGAAACAGATATATGGGTATTATATACCAAATCTAAAAACTTTATGGAACGTCGAGGAATATATTCTGACACAGATTTGAATAATAGAATGTATAATGGCGATCAATGGCATGGTTTGAAAATAGAAGGAATAGAGAAAGTACAACATAATTTTATTAAACAAATTGTAAAACAAAAAGTTTCAACAATTACATCTAATCTTTTTGCAATTAATTATAGCCCTGAAAACATTGAAAATTCAGAGTTTTCAGAATTAGCTCAAAAAACATGTGAGTTATTAAATAAAAAAGCATCCAAAGTTTGGGATACTGATTTTATGGATAAAAAAATAAAGAAATGGGCTAAACAATCAGCTATTAATGATGAGGCAATTGCTTATTCAACTTATGATTTTGAAAAAGATATGCCTATAAATGAAGTTATTTCTAAGAACGATATTATGTATGGCAATGAAAACGAGGAAGAAATACAATTACAACCATATATACTGATAAGACAAAGAAAAACAATTATTGAGCTTCAAGAGATGGCAAGAAAAGAAGAAATTAATGAAGAGTTAATCAAAAATATAAAAGGTGATAATGATACATCGACCGTAGCTGGTGATAGTGGCAAAGATGAATTAGAAGATAAATGTTGGTTAATAACTAAATTTTATCGAAAAAATGGAACTATACACTTTAGTCAAGCGACACAATATTGTGAAATAAAAAAAGATAGAGATACAGGCTTAACTTTGTATCCGGTAGCTCATTTTAATTGGGAAGAGCAAGAAGGTAATGCAAGAGGTATTGGCGAAGTAAGACAATTAATACCAAACCAATTAGAAACAAATAAAACTGCTATGAGAAGAGCAATTGTTACAAAGAATATATCTTATCCACAAAAGGTTGTTAATGAGGATAGTATTCAAAACATAAAAGAGGTTAATAAAGTAGGAGCAACAATTAGATTTAAGAATACTGGGAACTTACGAGCTAGTGATGTGTTTATGATGACAACACCAGGACAAATGGGGCCTGATAGTGAGAAATTACAAAACGAATTAATAAATTTATCTAAAGATTTAAATAATGCTGGTGATGCTACTACAGGTAACATTAATCCTGAAAGTGCAAGTGGTAGGGCAATATTAGCTGTTCAAAATGCACAAAACCAACCATTAAACGACCAAGTTATAGGTTTAAAATCTTTCTTAGAAGATATAGCGCGTATTTGGTTTGAAATGTGGAAAGTATATGCAAAAAATGGTTTAGCCATAGATATAGACAATATTAATCCATTAACCGGGGAATCTACAAAGCAATTGGTTGAAATACCTAATTACATATTAGAAGCATTAAGCACAAGTGTTAAAGTAGACATTACTCCTAAAGGGGCTTTTGATAAATATGCACAAGAATTATCTTTAGAAAATATGTTTACTCAAGGCAAAATTAGTTTTGAAGAATATGTAGAAGCATTAGATGCTGATAGTGTAATGCCAAAAACTAAGTTAGAAAATATTCTTAAAAAACGAAAAGAAGCTCAAAAAGAAATTGATAATATGGAACAACAAGCTATGCAAATGAAAAATCAAATGCAATTACAAATGGCCAACAGAAACGAAATAGAAAATATTGCAAATGAAGGTAATAATTTAATTAATCAAGCTACTGTATAAGTGGCTTTTTTATTGTCTAACATATCGACATTAAATGTATGGAATAAACAGTCGACAGACTTAAAATGGAGGATTAAATGGATAAAGAAGAAATGTTAGAACAAACTAACGAAACTGAAAATGTAGAGACACAAACTACAGAAGAAAATGTGGAAGGTATAGAATTAACTGATACCACTGATAATGCAGAAGAAGCTGCAGAAGATGCAGATAATAATGCAGAGGAAGAAAAAGAAGAAGTTAAAATGTTTACGCAAGAAGATGTAGACAAGATA